TTCGAGCGCGGCGGACGAAGCCGAGGTTGAAAAGCTGCTGACCTCGCTGGCCGACCCGGGGAGCGGCAATTCGGGGGTGGCCAACGTGTTCCGCAACCGGATGCGGCTGATAGTGGACGCCGAGCTGGACGTGGACAGCGGCGCGCAGCCCTACTATTTCGCAGCCGACCCGCGCATGGCGGACACGATCGAGGTCTGTTACCTGAACGGGAGCGAGATGCCGATCGTCGAGAGCCGGATGGCGTTTGATGAACTGGGCGTGCAGTACCGGGTCTATATCGACCGGGGGGTCACGCTGCTGGGCTACCGGGGCCTGTTCAAGAACCCGGGCAAGGCATAAGGAGGGATTCGGATGGCGGAATTTGTACAGAAGGGCGAGAGCTTAAACTACCGCAACGAGGGCAGCGAGCTGATCCGATACGGGGAAGTCGTGGTGCTCGAAGAGCGGATCGGGGTGGCGGGCATCGACATCCCGGCGGGAAGCCTTGGTACGGTCGGGGTGAGCGGGGTCTATGAGATGCCCGCGGAGACCGGGACCGCGTTCCAGATGGGGCAGACACTCTGGTGGGATGCGGAAAACAAACGGCTCACCGCGACGAAGGCGGCAAGCGGGGCAATCCTCGCGGGATATGCGGCAGAGGCGAAGGCTGCGGAATCCGCGGCCGCGCTCTGCAAGCTGTGAGGGGGCGGCAGGATGATCCGGTTGTTTTGTCCATTGACGCATAACGGATACCTGATCCCGGCGGGAAAGACCGTCCGTCTGCCCAAGGAGCTGGAAGAGAAGATTGTGGCCGCGGGCAACGGAAAACGGGTAGCCGCGATGGATGTGAGCGAGGGCTGGCTCGAGCAAACCGAACCGAAACAGGCGCCAGAGCAGAAACCCGGAGAGGAGGCCGAACCGGAGAAAGCGCCGGACCAGCTTTCCGGCGTGCAGGAGCTGCCGGTCGGCCGCAAGGGAAGGAAGTGAGCAGGTGCCAACATTCAAAGAACAGATGCGGGAGGACATGAGCCTGTTCCTGAATCTGGAGGAGTTCGCGGAGCTGCGCACCGTCCGGTATGACGGGGAGACCTACCAGGATATTCCCGTTGTACTGGAGGGGCCGGTAAACGAGGAGAGGGAACAGCTCCGGGACGACCATGTCCAGGGGCTGCACCGGGTCAGCGCGGTCCTCCACTGCGCCGAGAGTGACCTGGGCGGCAAGCTCCCAAGGCAGGGCTGCCCCTTGCAGATCAACAACTGCGAGGGTGGCGGCGGCTACTTCCGGCGCTATTACATTGCAGCAGCGGCCCGTGAAATGGGGATGCTGCGCATCGAACTGGAGGCGATCCAGGATTGAGGTTTGATAACATCAGCAGAGAAGCGCGCAGGCCTGCGGGCCGGGGGACCTGGGAAGGACCGGCGAGCGCGGACATTGACGTAACGGTCACAGCCGGACAGGATGCGCTGGATCGGGCGGCGGGGCTGCTGGCCGGTATTGAGGGCGGACTTGAAAAAGCAATGAAAAGGGCCCTGTCCAGAACAACCTCCTATCTGCGAACAGAGAGCACCCGAGCGATCCGGGAGCGGTACGCAATCTCCGCGGCAGGCATCCGGGCCAACGAGAACGTCTCAGTCCGGTACAGTTACCAGAACGGGGTACAGGTATATATCACCTTCGCCGGGTACCGGATTCCCCTGCACCGGTTCGACGGGTCAGGTCCGCTCAACCCTGCCTACGATACCAGCCGCCGGATTCCTGTGATGTTTGGCCCGGACAAGTGGCGGCTGCTGTATCCCGGCAGTCCCGCCTATGGACATGTCCTGAAAGGGACATCCGCCAAATCCTTCCCGAATGCGTTCGCCGCGCGGATGAAAAGCGGGCATGTCGGCATCTTTGAGCGGACCGGCGGCATGACCTCCCACGACAAGGATGAGATCGAGGAGTTGTTTGGGCCTTCGGTCGCCCAGATGCTGGACAGCCCGGAGGTTTCGGAGAGGCTGACGGCAGGAGCGGAGCAGGTGTTTGAAAAGCAGCTGGACCATGAAATCATGGCGCTTATGAATGGATGGGGATGGTGACAGAATGACAAGGATTCTTTTACTCGAACAGCTGAAAGCCTTCACGCTTGAGGCCACAAAAAATATCATTTTGCCGGTGCAGATGCAGGAAGAGGACACCGAACCGCCCGCGCCCCGGCCCGTCAAGGTGTTCCTGACCCGCCTGCCGGACAGCATATCCTACATGCGGGACGCCCCCTACATCCTGCACCAGGTGGTTACCTGCAAGGATGTGCACCAGCCCGGCAGGCCATGGCCGGATTCCTCCGCTGTCGTCCGCTCGGTGTTCTGCGTATACCATCCGGACGAACAGGAGGGCGGATTGGCCCTGCTGAACCTGATGGAGCGGCTGCGTATCGCCCTGATGCAGCAGGTGGTGATCGGCAAGCAGTTCACCCTGGATTTGCAGGAAGGGCTGGAAAGCCTGATCTATCCAGAGAACTCTGCCCCGTTCTATGCGGGGGAGATGATCTCCCAGTGGAAATTAAAGTCGGTGGAAAGGAAGTTGACGCAATGGCAAGAAAGATAACGGCCCGGCCCAGGCCGGATGACGGCGGGTTCTACTGCTACATCGGCCCCAACCTTGCGGGCCTGATCCAGAGCGGGACGATCTACATGGGTACGAAAGAGGAAGCGCTCGCCGCAGCGGCCCGCGCGATTGAAAAACAGCCGCTGGTGAAAACCCTGATTGTCTCGGGCGCGGCCCTGCCGGAGGCCCGGCTCAAGGTCAAAAAGCCCGGGAACGCCCTATATGTAAACTATCAGAAGGTTGCAGCCGGAAGGGAGGGGAACTAAATGGCCAATCTCGGAGTGCACGTGTACGAACAGGCGACCTCGCTCAGCACGCCGGTCGTGGCGGATGCCGGGATCCCGTATGTGGTGGGCGTCGCCCCATCCCACGCGGCATCCAGCCCGGGCAAAGCGTATACGCCGGTCCTTTGCACAAGCTGGGCAGAAGCGGTGGAAAAGCTGGGCTTCTCCTACGACTGGGAAACCTACACCCTCTGCGAATTCATGTACAGCCATTTTCAGCTGTTCGGTTGTCAGCCGGTGCTCTTCTGCAACGTTTTTGATCCCGCCGCCATGCAGAAGACGGGAGAAGGCAAGGACTATGCGGTATCGGAGCACAGGATTTCCATCCCGTTCGGATTTATCCATGACGAAAAATTGATCGTGACCTGTGTCAAGAAAACTGGTACGATGCGGACGAAAACGCCTGCATCATCGAGCTGCTGCCCTCCGGCGATTACTACCAGACCGCAGAGCTGCTCCATGTCGAGGGGCAGGTCGTGGAGTTTGGCCAGATCGACGAAAAGGACATCATCCGGGGGCTGGGCGTGATCGACGAATGTATGACCGTCGTGGGAGTGATCCCCGACCTGATCTGCACGCCCGGATATTCGCACCTGTCCACCGTCGCGGCAGTCATGGCGACCAAGGCTGCGGGGATCAACGGCCTGTTCCGCGGCAAGGCGCTCATCGACATCGACTCCGGCCCGGACGGCTGTACCGAATATTCCAGCCTGACCCTGCACAAGAACAAAAACAACTTTATTGACGAGAACCAGATCGTCTGCTGGCCCATGGTCAAGCTGGGGGATTACCGGTTCCATCTGTCCACCCAGCTGGCGGGCCTGATGGCCAAGGTGGACACCGAGAACGCCGGATGCCCGTACGAGTCGCCCTCCAACAAGGCGCTCAAGATCGACGGCTGCTGTCTGGCGGACGGAACTGAGGTCAATCTGACCTGGGAACAGGTGCAGCTGATCGCTGGAAGCTATGGGATTGTGACCGCCCTCAACTTCATGAGTATGGGTTGGGTGGCAAAAGGCAACTATGTGGGCTGCTATCCCGCGAACACCGACGTCAAGGATTACTTCATCCCGGTTTCCCGGATGTTCGATTGGGTGGGCAACACCCTCATCCGGACCTTCTGGTCCAAGCTGGATAAGCCCATGACCCGGCGGCTGGTTGACAGCATCCTGGACACCTGCAACCTCTGGCTGGCAGGGCTGGTCAGTGCGGAACGCCTGCTTGGGGCGCGGGCGGAGATGCTCGCGGAGGAAAACCCGCTGCTGGATCTCATGGCGGGGATCCTGCGGATCCATATCTACAGCACGCCGCCCAGCCCGGCGCAGGAGATCGACTTCACGCTGGAATATGACCCGGACTATGTGCAGGCCGCACTATCCGAATAAGGAGGGACGGTAAATGAGTCAGCAGGCAGCAGCCTATATCAATCTGGAAGTCTATGAGGACAGTGTGAACCTGTTGGGGGTTGCCAAGGTACAGCTGCCCACCATCGCCTATCCGACCGTGTCCATCAGCGGCGCGGGGATGATGGGCAATATGAACGTGCCCCTGATCGGTATGGTGGACGCCATGAGCGCGACCATCAACTTCCTGACCGTGACGCAGGCCGCCGCGAGCCTTGCGGCCCCGAGACAGCATCTGCTCGACCTGCGGGTAGCGGAGGAGTTCTGGGAGGTCGAGAAGGCGGAATCGGGCATGTGGGCGGAAAAATACGTCATGCTGGTACAGACCAAGAGCATCGCGCCGGGGACGGTCGCGCCTATGTCGGCCGCGGATGTGTCCGGGGAGTTTGAGGTCTATTACTATGCCGCATACCGCAAGGGAAAACGGCTGTGGGAGATCGACAAACGCAACATGCGGTGTATCATTGGGGACGTTGACTATATGGCGGATGTGCGCCGGGCACTGGGCAAAGCGTAAAAAAACAGCCTCCCCCTTTCCGGGGAGGCTGTAAAGAGGCTATTGGACGCCGAGACGTTCTTTCAACGGGTAGAGAGCCGGTCATATCCCGAAATTTCAGCAATCAGGGCCTCCTGTAAAATTTTGGAGAAATTTAGCCCCATTGAAACGGCACGGTCATTGAGCCATGCGGGAATTGTCAGGGTCTTTTTCACGGCTTTAGTCACTTTATACTGGTTGATATCGCAGGAGACAAGAGACGTGAACCCGTCACTGGGATGATACGAGGAAATGTCGGAAGGGGCGGCAAGGCTCTTGCCTTGTTCCATTAAAGTGAGCAGGTAAGCGGAAAGAGATTCCTGCGCTGATTGCATGGTATCTTCAATGGAGCTTCCATAGGTATGGCACCCCTCCAGATCGGGAAATTCAACCCAATAGGCATCCTCTTCCTTGTGAAAGATGGCCGGATAGACAAATAACATATGAAAAACCTCCTATATGATTGTCAGGGAGCAGGGCTATTTCAGCCCTGACTCCTTGAGAATTTGATTGAGCAGGCCGGTGGGAACGTCCCTGCCATGTATGGGAAGCGATATAATTTTCCCCTCCTTTTGAAGAACGTGGTGGCTGCCGCTGATTCTGGCAAGCTGCCAGCCGTTTTTCTTCAAAAGCTTCAGCAGGTCTTTGTCTTTCATATTCTCGCCTCCTTATAAATACATTATAGCACGTATCGTACGTATAGTCAAGTAAATTTTTCAATTAGAGAAAGGGATTTTTGATATGGCAAATGAAACCAAACCGAAGTATCAGGATGCAATCGCCAGCGTACAAAAAGCGGTGGACCAGGCGGCGAGGGTGTCCAAAATCGCACAGGAGATGAAGGATGCCGGGATTAACTTCAAGACCTATAAGCACCCTCTTACAAAGCCGCTCAGTTATGAGGGGACGACCTTCGAGGTGCTCGAGTTTGACTGGACCATCCTCACCGGCCAGGACAGCCTTGCCATCGAGACCGAGCTGGCGAAAAAGCAGAAAACGCTGGTCAACGCGCTCTGGTCGGAGGATTATCTGGCGGGGATGGCCGTACGGGCGTGCACCTGGCGCGGGCAGGTTGGCCAGCGGATCAGTACCGGCATGCTGGAGGCGCTGCCCATCGCGGACTTTTTAAAAATTTGCAGCCAGGCGCGTTTTTTCTTAATCGCGTCGGGGGTGTCCTGAACCTCCGGCGGGAATGCCTGGTGCTGGCGCAGAACAACCACACAGATGTTTTCAGGTGGCTGGACTGCCCCCTGTGGGAGCTGGGGAAGTGGATCGAGGCGAATAACGCTGTAATAGCAGAGCGGAGGGAAACCGGCTGATGGCGGGCAGAAAGCTTAACGAGATTGATTTTATCCTGAATGCCCAGATGAACAGCGGCTTTCACGGCACGTTCACCAAGGCGCAGGCCGAGTTTGCAAAGCTGGGCGGCGAGATTGCGGAGCTGCACAAGGCCCAGTCCAATGTTGCGGCGTATCAGAAGCAGCAGGGCGCAATTGCCGCGACCGAGGACAAGCTGGTCAACCTGAAAAAGCAGCACGCGCTGCTGCAAACCGAGATTGACGAAACCACCGGTTCCACCGCATCCCTCAGCCGGGAAAAGCTCAAGCTGGAACAGCGGATCAAAAACGCCGAGGACGCCCTGACCCGGCAGAAACAGAAGCTGGGCACGACCGCTGAAGCGCTCAAAGGCGCGGAGATCAGTACAGATGATCTGGGGGAAGCGCAGACCAGGCTGTCCGCCCAGCTTGCGGAGCTGACCGCCCGACAGCAGGACGCCGCCCAAGGCGCGCTGACTTTCGGGGAAAAGACCACCCAGTCGTTTGAGGCGGTACAGAGCGCCATTGCGGCCGCCGGAATCGCCGCCGCGCTGCATGAGATCGGCGGCGCATATCTGGACTGCATCACCATTGCCGGAGATTTTCAGGCGTCGATGTCCACAGTGGAAGCGCTCTCCGGGGCGACCGCCGATGAGATGGAAGCCCTGACCGCCAAGGCAAAAGAGATGGGTGCGGCTACGAAATTCACCGCACAGGAAGCATCCGAAGCCATGCAGTATATGAGCATGGCCGGATGGGACGCCGCATCCATGACAGCCGGCCTTAATGGGGTCATGCAGCTGGCGGCGGCTTCGGGAGAAGAGCTCGGGACGGTGTCCGACATCGTGACCGACGCCCTGACCGCCTTCGGGATGACCGCGCATGATACCAACCGCTTCGTGGATATTTTGGCTGCGGCTGCCACCAAATCCAACACGAACGTTTCGATGCTGGGGGAATCGTTCAAATACGCGGCCCCCTTGTGTGGGACGTTGGGGTATTCGGCGCAGGACGCGGCGGTGGCGCTGGGTCTCATGGCCAACAGCGGCATCAAGAGCAGTCAGGCGGGCACCACCCTGAAAACAGCGCTGGCCAACCTGTCCGCTCCAACCAAAAAGCAGGCCGGGGAGATGGAGCGGCTTGGCATCTCGATGACCAACGCGGACGGGACCATGAAGTCGTTGGCACAGCTGACCGACAGCCTGCGCTCCTCCTTCTCGGAACTGAGTGAGGCGGAGCAGACAGCGGCGGCAAGCACCATCTTTGGCAAGGAGGCTATGTCCGGGATGCTGGCGATCATCAACGCCAGCCAGGCGGACGTGGACAGCCTGACCCAGAGCATCTACGGCAGCGCCGGGGCCGCGCAGCGGATGGCTGAAATCAAGCTGGACAACATGAATGGACAGCTGGTCCTGATGAAGTCCGCATGGGACGCGCTGAAAACCTCGGTCGGGGAGCAGTTCACCCCGGCTATGCGAGATCTGTACAAGGTTGGGACCGACGTATTCACCGGGGTAGACCAGTTTGTGCAGGATTCTCCGGGCGTGGTGGGCGCGGTTACCGGCGTGGTCGGTTCGGTCGCTGCCCTGACCGCCGGGATAACCGCCTATACGGCTGTTACCAAGGTGGCTAAGGCGCTCGATCTTGCGGCGATGTTCACCGGCCCCGCAGGCATTATCCTCGGGGTAGGCGCTGCGGTCGGCGCTCTGGGCGGGGCGATCTACGGGATGTACCAGCGGGCGCATGAAGGCGTACCGGAGGTAGAGGAACTGACCCGGGCGGCGAGCGATCTGGGTGAGGCGGCACAGCAGGCGGGCCTTTCGATCGGGCTGGTTGCCACCGAAACACAGGCGGGCATCGACACCGCCAATCTGTATATTTCCCGGCTGAAGGAGATCGAAGCCGCGACGGGCGGCAACGTGGCCGGAAATGAGGATTACCGGAACACGCTGACCCTGCTGACACAGGTCATGCCCGAGCTGGCCGGTCAGATCGACCTGACCACCAACTCGATCGAGGGCGGCACCGCCGCACTGGAAGCGTCGATTGCGGCCATGCAGAAAAACGCGGAGGAGCAGGCCCGGACGGATAAGCTGACCGACCTGCTGTCCAAGCAGGCGGCGGCAGAGCAGGAGCTGGCCAAAAACAAGCTGGACAGGACCGCTGCGGAAATCCGGCTCGCGGAGATCGAGAAACAGCGGGAACCGCTGGAAGAGCGGCTGAAGGAGCTTTCGTGGGAAGCAAGCCGCAACGGGACAGACCTGACGGCGGAATATTATGAGCAGGCGGAACGCCTGAAAGAGCTGAAGCTCGAACAGAAACAGACTCAAAATACCCTGAAAAATCTGAATACCGCGATTGAGCAGGGGGAGACCGCAGCGCTGTCCGCACAGGATGCGCTCCGGGATTACAACGCTGTTCTGGCCGAGCAGGCCGGGGTGTCGCAGGAGGCGGCAGGCCAGATCAACCTCTTGACCGGCGTGATCGACAACACAGCCAGCCATGTGCAGCTGCTTGTGGACGCCTACAACGAATCCTATGCCGCGGCGCTGGAATCGGTAGAGGGACAGTATGCGGTCTGGGACAAAGCCGCCGCTGTATCCGCGACCAGCGCGGCCAACATGGCCTCCAACATCGAGGGACAGCGGCAGTACTGGGAGGATTACGCGGCCAACATGGACCTGCTCCTGGGCAAAACCGCAGAGGTCGAAGGGCTGGGAGCGATGCTGGCCAGCTTTGCGGACGGGAGCGCCGACAGTGTCAACGCGATTGCGGGGCTGGCAGATGCGGTCAATGCGGGCGATACCGATACATTGGCAGAGATGGCGGAGCAGTGGCAGGCGCTTCAGGATGCACAGTCGGAAGCCGCGCAGAGTATCGCGGACCTGCAAACCGGGTTCAGCAGCGAGATGGACGCAATCCAGAATCGTCTGACGGAGCAGATCTCCGCCATGGATCTGGGGGACGAAGCCCTCAAAAGCGGGCAGGCGACCATTCAGGGGTATCTGGACGCGGCGGAAGGGATGCTGCCGCAGGTGCGGGAAGCGTACGGGCGGCTGGGTTCCGCGGCCGCTGCCGCGCTTTCCGGCGGCGGGGGCAGCGTGTCGGTTACTCCGCAAAATGCCTACGCATCCGGCACCCAGAGCGCCGAACCTGGCTTTGCGCTGGTCGGCGAGGAGGGGCCGGAGCTGGTCTGGTTCAACGGTGGGGAAAAGGTCATGGATGCGGGACAGACCGCGTCCATGCGGGCACAGCCCGCCCTCTCCGCATTAGTCGCGCCGGTCACCGGCAGCGAGAGCGGTTCTCCGGTGAGCATCCAGATTTCCTTCAATATTCAGGGGAACGCGATGCCTGAAACAGTGGCGTCATTACAGGAATTCGGGGACGATTTTGCCCAGCGGGTGCAGGATGTGGTATCCGGCATGCTGGCGGATCGGGAAAGGCGGCGGATGGCATGAAAAGCTATATAACAACTCAGGGAGACATGTGGGACAGCATCGCGCAGGACCAGATGGGCAGCACCGATCATACCGGGCTGCTGATGCGCGCCAACATGAGGTATGCCCTGCTGGGGGCTTACATCTTTCCGGCGGGAGCAAGGCTTGTAATTCCGGATATCCCGCAGCGGGCAAGCGGCGGACTTCCGCCTTGGAAGCAGGTGAGCAGATGAGCAATCGGAATCTGGCCCGCCGGACGGTGGCGGAGATTGCCTTTGACGGGGTGGACATCACCAGGTCTATCCGACCGTATCTGCTGTCGGTCTCCTATACCGACAACGAGGAGGACGAGACCGATGATCTTCAGATTACCCTCCAGGACCGGGGACGGATATGGACCGAACAGTGGCTGATGGACGCGATCGAGGCGGCAGCGGCGGAAAAGCTGTCAATCGAAGCGGTGCTTCTGCGGGAGAACCAGCACAGCAACGGCAAGGACGTCCTGCTTCCCTTCGGGACGTTCGAACTGGACACGGTGGAGGCTTCCGGCCCGCCAAACAAAATCACCATCAAGGCGACCTCGCTGCCCTTCCACGCCGCAATCCGCCAGACAAAAAAGTCAAAGGCGTGGGAAGGGTACACTCTGTCCGGAATTGCCAATGAGATGGCCGCAAACAGCGGGATGATCTGTATGTACGAATCGTCTGTCAATCCGTATTATGCCCGGGTGGAGCAGATCAGGACAAGCGATATTGCCCTGCTGCGCAGGCTCTGCCATGAAGCGGGCATCTCCCTCAAGGCAACCAACAAGATTCTCGTGCTCTTCGATCAGGCGGAATATGAAGCCAAGAACGAGATTCTGACCATCCGGCGCGGGGACGGGTCCTATACCCGGTACCAGATCGGGACGGGTACGGCGGATACGCAGTATGCATCCTGCCGGGTGCGGTATGAGAACCCCGCAAAGGGCCAGTGCATCACCGGGATTGCCACTGATGACAAGGTCAAAAATGGGCAGCAGCTGGAGGTTGCCGCGCGGGTGGCCAGCCCGGGGGAGGCGAAAACGCTGGCGGAAAAGATGCTGCGGCTGCACAACAAGTTCGCCAAGACCGCCAGTTTCACGATGGTCGGCAATCCCGCGCTGGTGGCAGGCGTCACGATGCGGCTTCGGGGGTTCGGCGGCTGGGACTGCAAATATATCATCAGCCAGGCGGTACATACGGTGGACGGGTCAGGCTATACGACCAGAGTCCGGCTGCGGAGCGTATTGGAGGGATACTGATGGATGAGACAAACGTCCTGCAAAATCTGGTGCGGGTGGGCGTTGTTACGGCGGTGAATCCGGACAGCCGCACTGCCCGTGTGCTGTTTGAGAGCAGCGACGAGATGTGCTCCGAATGGCTGGCCGTACTCGACTCCCATCCGCATATCTCGGCTTATGATCCTGCACCCCAGCAGACCGAAATTGCGGGGCCAGCCGGTGCAGGAGCGGCGGAATTTGAAGCGCATGTGCATCCTGTCGTCGTTCTGCCGTGGCTGCCGAACGTGGGGGACAGGGTGGTCACGCTGTTCCTGCCGGTCGAGAACGCGCACGGCTTCGTATTGGGGGCGTATCAGCCATGGCAATGATCGGCTGTCTGGGGGACATCGCGTTTACCGTGTCGTCCTCAGTGGTGCGCACGCTGGACAACTTCCAGTGGTCGGGGTCTGCCCGGTATGCGGCCCACCAGCGGCATCTGGGCCGGGGGCTGTTGGAGTTTACCGGCGTGGACCCGGATAAGATCTCCTTCGACATGACTTTGTCTACCCAGCTGGGCGCGTCCCCCTCCCGGGAAATCTCCAAAATCGCCAAGTACGAGAGCAAGGGTCGAACCCTGCCGCTGACCATCGGCAGCAAGGCGTATGGGACCTACCGTTGGGTGATTACCGGCCACAGCGTCAAAGCAAAAACATTCGACCGGCGCGGGAATCTGTCGGTGGTTGTAGTATCTGTCAATTTACAAGAATATGTGAGGCGGTGAAAGATGAGTTATCTTGCGAGCGCGACCGATCTTCGGAACATCCGGTTTCAGGAGCGGGACACGCTGTCCTCGATCCTGCAAAATATCGCGGTGCTGCTGTCCACTCCCAGAGGGTCGGTGCCGCTCTACCGGGAGTTCGGGATTGCGGCCAGCATCCTGGACCGCCCGATCCCGGTTGCAAAGGTCATGATGATTTCAGACATCCGGGAAGCGGTCGAGGAGTGGGAACCCCGGGTCACCGTCCTGGATGTGGAGCTTGCGGAGGACCCGTCCGACCCGGGGAAGCTGATCCCAACTGTGGAGGTGGAGATAAACGATGAGCAGGAATCCGGAATATGAGTTTGTATCAATGGATGCGCAGGAAATCCTCTCGCGGGCAATCGCGGCATATGAGACGCTGACCGGCATGACCGTCCAACCGGCCAGCCCCGAAATGCTGTTCCTGCGCTGGCATACGGCGGTGATCCTACAGGAACGGGCGCTCAACAACTACACCGGCAATCAGAACATCCCGAGCCGGGCGGAGGGGGCAAATCTTGATGCGCTGGGGGAGCTGTTCCTGGAGCACGAACGGCCGGACGCAAAATCCGCCCGCTGTCGTGTGCGGTTTGAAATCTCCCAGGGTCAGCCGTTCCCGGTTCTGATTTCCAAAGGGACGCGGGTGTCAGATGCAGGCGGGGTACTGGTCTGGGAGACCGAGGAGGATGCCCTGATTCCGGTCGGGAAAACGTCCGTGGACGTTGAGGTGGCCTGCCAGACGCCGGGGACGGTAGGAAACGGGTATCTCCCCGGACAGATCGACACGATCGTAGACCTGTACAGCTACTGCACCGTCTGCCGCAATGTTACCGAATCGGAGGGCGGGACAGACGCCGCAACCGACGAGGAATACTACAACCTGCTGCGGCTGAGCCAGGACGGATGGAGCACCGCGGGCAGTACCGGGAGTTACACCTACCACGCCATGCAGGTGTCCACCGAGATCGCGGACGTGGTCCCGAATTCCCCGTCGCCAGGGGAGGTTTACCTCTATGTCCTGATGAAGGGCGGAAAACCGGCCGGGGAGGAAATCAAGAAGGCAGTATACGAGAGATGCAGCTCAGACAAGGTGCGTCCGTTCACCGACCATGTGCGGATGGGCGACCCGGAGATTGTCCCCTACGAGGTCGACCTGACCTGGTACAGCCATGCGGATTCTCCCGTCAGTTCCGCCGAGCTTCAAGGGTTGGTGGAACAGGCGGTACAGGACTATATTGACTGGCAAAGTGCAAAGCTCGGGCGGGACATCAACCCGTCCAAGCTTTATCAGCTGCTGATGCAGACCGGGATCAAGCGGGTGGACCTACGCGCCCCATCCTTTCAGCCGCTGCGGGATGGCCGGATGACGCTGGGAACACAGGAATACGAGATCACCATGACCGTCCCGCAGGTCGGGCAGGTGCAGCGGGTGTCCGTCCTGAACGGAGGCTGTGAGGATGAGTAGCCGGGGACTGACGCGGGAAAACCTGCTGGAAACCCTGCCGGTCGCCCTGCGGCTGGACAGGTCGGTCGTTGCGCTGGCCGACGCCATGGCCGGCATGCTGTCACAGCGGCCGGAGGAGATCGACCGGCTGCGAATCTATCCGGATGTATTCCGGCTGGATGAAAAGCTGCTCGATATCCTGGCATACGACTTCAAGG